TTGTCCTTTACGTGACATAAAATCTTTGCTTCATCCTTGTGCAATCCTTCACACATCTGGATGAACATAGTCTCTCTCTTAGTACGAGTGAGATTATCTGCACCACCTTTAACAAAGTAATATAACTTCTTTGCTTCTAACTCTAAGCGTGTGTGCTCAGTACCTTGTGGTGCTTCATTAGGAGTGTAAGGCACATCACCTTCAGGAATAACAGACACTACACTATCATCATAGTTCCATATGAACAATGACCTTAGTGCTTGACTATTATTTTCCTTGAGAATTTTAACCTTCTCTGCCTTTGTCTTGGCGTTATGTGCCTTCTGAATAATTTCAGAGATCATCAGTTTCATAGTGAGTTTCCGTTAAATTAGTCCTCATCTTCGGGAATTGTAGCATCATCTGTGTCAATGTGCAAGTACAATAACTCAGATTGATCTACATTACCATCCTCATCCAACATTTCTGGATGAGTAATTGCTTTTGCATACGCTGCGTTGTCAATGTATGCGTCAAGATAACCTTTAGCAATGAAGGTTACCACTGATCCTAACACGAATGATGCAAAAAGTCCAAACGTATACAGTGATCCAATGACTTGTTCCATAGGGGTACCTCGTAATGTTGATTGATCAAAGAATAAACCTCCTATATAACTGATTCTATTTAGAGGATCCCTCTTTGTCTAAACAATGCTATTGTTTCGTTACAACCGCCCGTCCTCTCTCCATCTACAACTAACTGAGGGAAGGTAGCATTGCGTCCATACTCCTCAATGAATTGTCCTCTTGTGAAGTTTTTATCGAGAAGATAATGTGTATATGGCCAACCTTTCTCATCATAAAGTCTTTTGATTTTAGTGCAGAAAGGGCAGTGTTCCTTTGCGTAGATTGTAGTCTGTTTTGGTGCTGCCATAGGGAATTAAAGCAATAAAAAAGGGTGGAGATTTCTCTCCACCCAGTATATATTATCTGATGCTCTTAGTCAATCAGAAAGTGAACTTAGCACCGATTTTTGCAGACCAGTCAATGATGTCCTCATTAGACTTCTCACCAGTGATTCCAGCGAGCTCGCCGTAAACACCTAGAGACTCAGTAGCGGCAACAGTGATTCCTGCCTTACCTGAGAACTCAGTCTCATTGTCAGCGTCATCATTGTGCTTGAATGCTGGGCCACCTTGAACGTAATATCCTAACTGTCCATCACCATTAGTACCTTCGAAGCCGAAATGTACGTCGGTTGTAGCAGAGCTATACTCGCCATCAGGATATGAAGCATTAGCCTCTACATTGACGTATGGACCTGCAAAAGCAGCACCAGAAGCGAGTAGAGGGGCAGCAGCAAGAGCTGCGATTGAAAGTTTAAACATTTTAGTAGTGTTATTGTCTCGCAAGGATACAAAAAGACCCTGCGGATGATAGTCTCCTCGACATAGGAAACTTTTTATTCATCACCACAGGGTTACGATTTTTTCGAGTCCTGAAGTAAGCGTTACATAACGTAACGATCTATTTATAATACAGGACAGTTCGGTTATCTGTCAATCACCCTTGTGACAGTTACATAACTGGCACATCAGGCTTCAATTTTTGTAGGTAGTTCACTGCACTCACGGATTGGAACCATCCTAATGAACTGTTCATTCATATTATAAAACAACTTATAGTTTGTAGTGGCAACATAATATCCCTTGATATCATTGCCATCACAGTGCCACCCATAAGCAGTAACTCTTTCTCTGCAACCGTCTATGAGTAGTCTTTTGTTGGGATCAGTCAGATAAGAATGATACCTGTCGTCTAAATTAATCATCTCTAGTCTCCTTTAAACGACGTTCAGCAAAATCAATAACCTCATCACGATATGCAAGCAACTCATTATAACATTTCTGGTTGTGTGCACAGTTCCTGAGTTTATTATCAGGCTTGTGGAGACTCTCCAGAAGTAGAGTCCACCCCGCTATCTGCTGGTCCTTGGTTGGCATTGGCTCCTTGTGTACGTTCCCTAACATTATATAGTGAACCATCAATTCTGGCAACCTCAGCAAGGGGTGACCTGAAATATTTTTTAATTTTCTTGAGCTCTTTACTCATCTTTTTTTGATCACCGCCAGCACGCTTCAGTCCTTTATTAATCATTGATAATTCCTTCTGTGATTTCAGAAGGCTGCGTTCTGCATAGTCCATTAAGATACCTCTGTTGCTAGTATGTCAATCCACCTCTGTTGGGTGGGTGTCCAAGCGTTCTGATTACTATACCATATCTGAGAGCCTTTGTCGTGTGCTGACTGGTAGATAGCATACCTTGCGTTACGCTTGTACCTTCTGTTAGTAGCATCACGAACCTGTACTTTCTTAGGTAAGTTAGTCTGCTTGGGGAAGTAAGGTGACTGTGGTTCTTTACCATTAGTATACTGAACCTGTGTTGGTGGCCAAGCGACCTCCAATATCTTTCCAGTCTCGTACCCTTTACCATAGTTAAAGACTTGATCGATCTTTATCTGACCGAACCAACCATACCTCTTAAACTTATAAGGATCACCAGAGACGTGATTGTCTTGTCTAGTAACTCTTATCCTTAATCTAAAGTGAAGTCCCCTATCTTTATCCTTGTAATCATTATAGAATAAAACATCTTGACCTGCAAGTGATTGTTGCAACCAATATTCGTGGAAAGATTGTGCTTTACCTGTCTTATATCTAAAGAAACTACCAAAGATAGAATCCATATTCAATATGAATTCATTAGCCTGTATTGACTGGTTGTTTATGACTTGTATGTTCAACTGTCTAGGTGAACTCTGCTCTTGATACTGCTGTGCTTCTAAAGATATGTCTTGAATCTGACCTAGGTTACTACCAGCAGAAGGACATTCAATATCATTAATAGCAGTGACCTTCATACCCAAATAATATGAACCAAAGTTGCTATCATCATCCTCTGACCACTTACCAACAAAGACTTCCATCTCATCGTTAACATCGAAACCACCTTGACCCCAGTCAAGTATCTCAACTAACTCCCAGTCAGTCTCAGCATTAGCTGCATCGTGTACTGTCCACTTAAGTTTGAATGAGAATCCTTTCTCACCATTAGTATTAATGAAACCAGTGTCACCATTATTCATATCCCTGACTGATGTACGACCTATGACTTGTAGTTCATTGGTCTGATCAGCACCACGTACTTGCAAGACATTATTTTGTACTGTCTTGGTAGTCATTACAGTAGTATAATTTACCTTATCATAATCATTACCAGTATCTTCATAGTTAAAGAGTTGTACACTAACTGGTAGACCACAGGGTTCTGTTGGTTCTTGTGTTGTTAAGTTACCATCATTCTGTGCAGGATTATTATTTCTATATGTGTTAGAGATTGTAGTCAGTGCCATATCCCACGTGAATAGGAACTCACCAGTGGCTTCATTCCTCATAGACATAGCAGGTGTACACCTACCATTATAATGTCCAACATCAATAGAATTTAACTTAAATGTTATCCTATCTCCTTTAACAACATTAAATGTTGCTAACGTACTACCTATCTTGAGCCATTTAGCTACGTTAGACTGCTGTTGAATGATCTGTACTCCATTCTTCTCTATAGTCCAAGTAAATTTAGTACATTCACCCCAACCACCTGTCATACCACCGTGTGACCTGACTGCAAGGCTAGCATTCTTAACTGCTGTAATATGTTGAGTAGTATTCTTAGAGAATGCAATAGGACCAGTACAATTAGAACATCCATAATTATTTTCAGAATCAACACGACCACATTCAGTACGAGTCATTGCCATACTTTCTATCTGTGATTCAAATACTCTATCCTCACACTTATCAATCGTAGTTATGTCTGCATACTCTGGGCTAGCATCATTCCTAAAGACATAACATTGTATTCCTTCGAAGAAGTATTCACTATCACCATACCTTAAGTGGTATGAGATCTTCATATCATTATAGTCATCATCACCATTCAATAAGTCTTCCCAATATTGCCACGATCTATCAGGCCACTTAGTCATCTCCTTATCACCAGGATTCAATTCATTCTGAGAGAAGAAGACATAGTTTGATTGTGCTGATGAACTCTGATCTATTCTATACCCATCGTTAAGGGTACTAAAAGTACAAGCTGTACCGTGCGGGGCTCCACGCCCTTGTCCGTCAGGTATCATAAAAAATCCTAACTTACAAGGGATGTATTGATTCAATTCATCTGCTGGTACTTTAAAATTAAATCTTCCACTAGCATCTGTTGCATTCTCTAGTAAAACTCTGCCGTGTATAGGTACACCATCATCATTAGTTACATACCATCCCATAGAGTTGTCATAGGATGCTGAACCCTGTCTACAATTAAAAGTAAAGTTTAAATATGTTTCTGCCTTATCGTGTAGTTCATAGTATCCTTCAGGTAAGTTAGCAGTGATAGGAGGACCACCAATAGGTGTCAGTGTATACATATGATCGTCACTATCAGGGGAGTAATACCTATAAAGTGGAGCAGGTTTTTCTCCTTCCAATAATTCTGATATCATATCCTGTTTGTCACTGAACCCATAGAACAGTATGCTATCACGTGAACCAAACCCTTGAGAATCCATCGTTGCTTTCTCACCAGCAGGGTCAGTGGTGAGCATATGGTCTACCCTAGTAGAACTGTATGAAATATAAACAGGTACAGACCCACGTGATTGTTGAGTAGGATGTCCATAGAAATGGGGTATATTACCTGCAACGTATCCTCCTGGAGCAGACGATGAGATACTATACATATGATCCGATGCTATGTTACTGGATAGTATAGAGAACCTACCATTAACATCAGAACCGTGACCATCTCTGAACACAACTGTCTTATTAGTACCATACTCTACGTTAGTTTCTATATTGTAACCACCAGTGGGGTGTAAACCCCCATAAGTTATGGGATAATTTCCTGCGGTTAATGAGAGTGTATTAGTTGACTTTCCTCTAGTACCTGAACGTGTGAATGTAACACCACCTACTGAAATAGTATCTACAGCAGTACCAGCAGTCCACTCTTGATCTTTCCATCTATGTTCCAGAGTTACTAAGCAAGTACCTGTACCTGTTACTGTAATAGTATCTTTGTCACTAAAACTAGCAGTAGCTGTAGGTGTACCACCTAACACGTGTTGGTAGACTCCTATACGTTCAGTAACACAATCCCTTACACATATCTTCTTCGTAACCCCAAACATTGACTGAGGTACAAACGAATCACAGTCTGCTTTAGGTGGCTTCCAAGCACCACCAACAAAAGGTTTAAACAAACAGTCAAGATGATTCTTTATACAATCTTCTAGGTCTTTATTTTTATCTTTATCACAACTAATCTCTTCACCGTACTCGTTGTAACATATATCTCCACCGTTAGGATTGTCTAAGGTTGGTAAGTATACTCTTATCTTACCCATCCTTGGCACTGGCCAATCTATTCCTATTAGTGAAGGAAATATAGATTCCCAATCAAAATCCCAGAAGTCTATGTCATCTGGATCACCATCGCCAGGAAAGTTTGGTGATACAGGAGTCAGCTCACCATAACATTGCCCGATAAGATTTTCTAGTACGCTAGTAACAGTATTAGGTGCTGGTCCTCCAGTAGGGGAACCAATATTACCGCCACCAGAGGCGACGGCTTCCTGTTCTTCGACTATATCATCGGGATCGCAATTTTGTTCAAACCAGGCATTATTGCCAGACATATATTAGAACGCAGGTCTCCAAACTTATTTAGGTTCGTCAAATAAGATCGTATCTATATAGTTCTTTGCCCAGAGGGGATCAAACCATTTACTTAGCACGGCGATTGTCTTTGTATTCTTTTTCTGCTGTTTACAATAGTAGATCTGATCATCCAGTCTCTTCATCTCGTGGATCCACTCAGTATCTAGTTCAGCATTGTGAATCTCATCTATGTACACCATCAGATATCTCATCAACACATCACAATAATCTCTGTTCTCCCTTGGTGATTTCAATCTCATAAACTTACAGTGAGGTGAGAAGATCTCATCACTCCACAAAGGTAACACCCTTTTATGAGGGAACCTGTATGAGTTTGCTATCGGTGCAATCTGTTCGTAGATTGCATCAGTACCATAGACAGGAGAAATATCTACGATAGCAGCAGTAACCTCGTGCTTAGTTGCAACAACATCACACCCAAAGATAGGTAAGTTGTATCCAGGATCAGGGAACCACACACAGTGCAGTACATCCATTCCCTGTGCCTTACCTGTCTCCAGATGTATCTTCCTCATACCAGGACACTTCCACATCTCATTCTTAATGTAGACACTATCCTTTTCTACTTCAGGGTAAGCACAGATCAATTCATCTGTTGCTACTTCATCAACAGCAGAACGTATGAGTGATGCAACCTCATTGATTATCATCGTCTTCAAACGTGGTTAACTTAGTGTACTTATCGTACAGTTCTGCCATCTTACTGTCTGTCTTAACAGACTTCCACATTTGTCTCAAGATCAATTTAAAATCATCCATCGGTACCACTACCGAGAGACTTCCATTAGTGTAAGGTTCAGTCATTGTACGAACTGTCTTAGTTGTGTAAGGATGTGCTTGTATGCCTCGACAATATCTCCTTCATCTTTTCGAAAGAGATCCTTATCGAACCTTTCTCTGGTGTCTTTTTTCCAGAGTCGCATATTGTCAGGTGATAGTTCATCAGCCAGGAATAAATCGCCGTGAGCATCGTAACCAAACTCCAATTTAAAATCAACAAGATCGATACCACAAAGGGTAAACAATGATTGTAACTGATAGTTTATATCAAGTGCATTCACCTGTAAAGGTGTGGGATCAATACCCATCAGTCTAACACGATCTATAGTGAGCAGTGGATCATTCTTACTGTCATCCTTAAGGAAGAACTCCACGATAGGTGGATTGATTAGTTGTCCTTCAGTAATATTGGTATTCTTTACGATGGAACCTGCTGCTATG